TGCTTGTAGGGCGTAATATCCTATTGCTGTGTTATCGTCTGCGGTTGTAACATTTTCTAAAGAGTCAAGTCCCATAGCGGTATTGTAATTACCTGTAGTAATACTTTGACCTGCATCTTTTCCAACTACAGTATTACCAGTTCCAGTTGTATTTCCTTGTAAAGCTAATGAACCCACCGCCGTATTATTTGATGCGGTGGTATTAGCAGTTAAAGCTATACGTCCTATTGCTGTGTTATCGGCACCTGTAGTGTTTGCTGCCATGGCACCATTACCAACCGCTACATTATTATCTGCGGTGGTATTAGCACCAAGAGCTGCTGAACCGATTCCTACGTTTGAACCACCAGTTGTATTTGCGTCCATGGCTTGATAACCAGCTGCCACGTTGTTTGCACCCGAAGTATTTGCTAATAAGGCTTGAAAACCAAAAGCTGTATTTTCACTTGCAGTAGTTGCTGTGAAGAGTGCTTGTAAACCCATAGCAGTATTAGAACCGCCAGTTGTATTATTAAATAAAGCATATCTACCAACAGCTGCGTTATTTATACCTGTGGTATTTGATGTCAAAGATTGCATACCTAATGCTGTGTTTGAGACACCTTCGGTATTAGCATCTAAGGATTCTGCACCTATTGCTGTATTACTATGACCTGTAGTGTTTGCTTTAAGTGCATCTGCTCCAACTGCCGTATTATTAGAAGCTGTGGTGAGTGCAAATAAAGCGTCAATACCTATTGCAGTATTACTAGCACCAGTTGTGTTTGTATTTAAAGAACCTTTACCTAGTGCAGTATTGTATTGACCTGTAGTAAGTTTTGTTAAAGACTGCATACCGACACCAGTATTACCATCACCACTTGTTAAGTCATCAAATACTTCAAAACCTAAACCTGTGTTATTAGAAGCAGTAGATAAAGTACCTGTACCTGCATCTTGACTAATAAGAATACCTTGAGAAAAATTAGAAATATTAGAAGATATACCTACGCCATTTACAGTACCGCCAGTTAAGGCTCCTGTAACTGCTGCGTCTCCGCCTACACTTACATCATCAGTAACCGTTAAATCATCTTGTACTTTTAAATCTACTACGCTAAGACTAGCAAAAGCGTCTACCATAGCTGCACCAGATCCTGCTCCGTCTGAATAAATTGCTTTGGTATCTCCTGGAGGTATTGTTATGTTAGCTCCACTACCTTGTGAAATAATTATGTTTTGTGATCCAGAAGTACCGTTTTCTATAAACCAAAGCTTAGATACGGTATTAGGCCCTATGGTTATAGTACAAGCTGAATCAAGTGTGCCTGTATATTTTAAATATAGTGATCTACCAGGATCAGTAGAACCGTCTGCTATTGTAGTGGTATGTGTGTCAGCGTTTGTTGTTATTGCTTCTGTACCAAAGCTAAATGCTTCACCAATAAGTTCTAAATTAGTATTCGTAGAGGTTCCCCAGGTTCCTGACTCATCACCTGTCGCTATCTCTTTTAACCTTAAATCATTTACATAAGTTGCCATATTCTATGCTACCTCTTCCCAATTTGGAGTTTGTGTTTCATTATTTTCAGCAAAGGATGAACTTTGGTCAGTATTTATATTAGCATAATTTTTTGTTTGTGTATCATCTATTAGCGACCAAACTAATACACTACCTACAGATCCAATAGCTTCAACTCCAGTAACACTAATGTTCCCTTTAGCTGTTATGGTAACAGAACCTACATCACCTGTAGCACTAACACCATCAATACTAAACTGTGCGTTGTGATGAATAGTGACAGATCCTACTGCTGAAGTGGCTGCAACTCCTGATATAACAACATTTGCTTCTCCATCTACATCTACGCCAACACTACCTACAGATCCTACAGCTCCTGGTGCATTAGCAACAGCATCACCATTTACACCAACTCCACCGATAGCTGATGTTGCAGACTGTCCTGTTGGTACTATATTTGCTTTAGCAACTGTAGATATGGTGCCTAATGCACTTGTACCAACTTGAGTTGAAAGTGTTTGATTTGCTTTTGCTACAACTGTAATTGATCCTAAAGCTGATGTAGCGGATTGGCCTGTGGGTGTTAAATTAGCTTCACAATCAAAAGTAAGAGTCCCTACTGCTGAGGTGCCAACTTGGGATGAGGGTACAATTTTAGCTTTTGCAACTACAGTTATAGTGCCTAAAGCACTTGTAGCTGATTGGCCTGTTACGGATACGGATATGCCTGCTGGTTCTCCCCATGGTCCGTTACCCCATGTAGAACGACCCCAACCGACTGCCATAGTAGGTTAGTCCTAAGCTATTCTGATAATAGCTGTACTGGCTGCTGCTGCTGGAAAAACAATAGTGAAATCACCTGCTGTAGATGTTTTATCTCCACCAAAGTCTATAGTAGCTACAGATTTATCACTATTTGTATCATTATAGATCAAACAACCTCTAGCTGTTACTGTTGCTGTTCCGAATGTTAAGTCAGCAAAATCAGTAAATCCTGTAGTACCACCGCTTGTTGGTGCAACTTTAGTTAAAGCTGCTCCGCCTGCTGTGTAGTTAGTGCCACTCACTTCTTGTGAAGTTGAATAGGCGGTTGTAGTTGCTCCCATAGTGGCAGAACTTGTAAATAGAGCAAGTTTGAAAGCGTTGCCATTAGTTGCAAAATTGTGTGTTGCAGTTAATAGTTCTTTTTTAAAACTTGTAGTTAATGTTGATGTAATGGCCATATTAAATACCTTTAATTATTTTTGCTATATCTTCGCTACCTTGACCAGATAAATCTTGTATCAAAGTGGCTTTATAAGATTTTAAAGCATTTTTTATATAAATCAAACAAACCTTATAAATCATATCTCTATAGGCTCTAGCTTGTTCTTTTATATATGGATCTTCACTATCACTACTGCTTACTATTTTTTCTGTAAGTCTTTCTGCCCAAAACTCTGGAGGATGTCCGCCATAATTACTGGTTTTAGCCTCTATAACCCCTAATCCAGGCATACCTGCTGGTGTAATAGAATCTACCATTTGTTTGGCTCTGGTGGTTTTAGGTGTGAATCATTACGATCAATTAACATAGGTTCTTGTTTTTTTCTAGTAATTTCAAGATTATTAATTTTTTCAACTTTTAAACCATTTTCATCCGCCATTACTACCAAAGGATTAGCTAATCTATGATAACCGTATAGTTTTTGTTCTGCTGGTACGTCTGTATCAAGTAACCCAGATGTGTGTGCTACTTCTACTTGCATACCTGCTGATATACATTTACTTAACCAAAACTCAGTACAACCTCTTCCTGCTTCTGCAAAATGTAAGTTACCTTTGTATGAAAAATCTACCCCAAACATTTTTAAAACTGATACTTCATTCCATAACGCAAAAGCTATTGCGTAAGCAACCGTATTATTTAAGTAATAACAGTTTAGGTCTTGAATCACCTCTTCTACAGGATAATCCACTAAGCCTGGACATCTATTATCTAATTCACAAGTATAAATAGGACCCTCATGTTCTTGTAACATTTTTTTCATGCTTTCGGTTTGTCCACCAGCATCTTCTGTATCTAAGAACCTAGATGCAGGATCCATCATAAATACTCTATCGTGATAGATTACTGTACCTACACCATTTATTGCCCACACCTCATCAAAGTGAACTCCGTGTGATTTTGCTAGATTATAATCAAACCAGCTTTTACCAAGACCAACTATAGCTACTGATTTGCCCTTTAGACTTTCAATTTTTTCCATGTATTTTTTAAGATACCGTTGTCCTCAAAGAATCATAACGGTACTCATCTCTCCTTCCGCGAGCTTCTGCAAGGTTTTTAAGCCTTGTTATTTCAAGTAAAAAGCGTTGCTCGTATTGCTGTTGCATATCGCTTTCACCTTTCAAAAATATATTAGCTTCTACTAATGATCCATATAGTAAAGCATTTCTAGCATTTTGAGAAACCCAAGTGCCAGTTGTGTCTGTTACTAATGAATTTGGTTTAAATAGATAGTGTAGTTCAACATTATAATCTGCATCTGGTACAGGGCTTACAATCAACGTAGAGCCATTATTAGAGGCTGTAGAGAGTTCTTTATCAAAATCTGCATAATATAACGGTTGACCTCGTAATGTTGCGTCTGTTGGATCTACAGAGAACTCACGCATAAAAGTAGTGTGCTTTTTATCTAAATATTTGTAATCACCATTAGCATCTATAACAGCTAGAGAAAAACTCATTTGAAAATCTGTGGGAGCTGTAAGATAGGTATTACCTGTTGTTAAAGTACCTGTTACGTTTTTACGAAAATAATCAAACTGTATTAGTTCAAATATTCTTTCTTCAGCATTTTTAATAAAATCATCTAATGTAGCTACAAATGTAGTTTCTGTATTTTCTACATAATTTTGTATTAATGTTTTTAGTTCTGCTAGTGTCATGTAACTATTGTAACCTCGCCTACACCACCTGTCATCTCGCTAACTGTAAAGTTAGTCGGTAAGGTTGATGGATTTAAAAAATCTGGTTTTAAGTTATTTGACTGAACAACAACAACAAAACCTTCTCCCTCTTCTTCATCATTGTTTGGTCTTGGTTTATACAAGGCTTCTGGATCAGCAGTAGCTGTAAGCGGCTCTAGTTGTGGATGTTTTGGCTCGTAGCAATCTGGACAGGTTTTCAAACCATTCCATTCTTGTTTTAGTTCATTTAATTTATATTCAAAACCACATCTATCACATAAAGCCTTTGCAAATTTACCAAGTGCGTATGCCATTTTAATTCATCCTTATATTTGGTCTGATTCTAAATGATGCTCTATCCTCGTCCTGGTCAGCAGCTCTACGGAACTCTTCTTCGTACAAAGCTTTTAGTTGAGGAGTAAGTTGTGGATTCTTTTTTAATGATATGTAGTAAGCCAATCCTGCAACAAAACAAGGGTAAAACCTAAATGGCATATCCATAGTATTAGTAGCTGCATCTGCATCATCCATACGAACAAGTTTGTTAAAAACTAGAATATCAGTGCTATTTTCAGGTGCAGGCCACACTTTTAGTGATGGTGTGCTTAATTTATCAAAAAAGAATTGTGAAGGTCTTGCTTTTGTAGTTTTATTAGGAATATTCAAATATTCACTTCTACTTATACGATTCATACTTATGTCTGTTTGTGTTTGATTTACTGTTCTACGTACAACCACATCTAAAACATCTATAACATTAGAATTTAAAGAATAATCAGTTGTGCCTTCTGTAACAGTTTGGGTAGCTTGTTCAATAGTCCATTGATTTAGACCTCTGTTAGCCCATTCTGCAAGCATTAAATTTACACTACGTATTGCTGTTTTTAGATCATAACCTGTTCTAAGTTCAGCTCCACATCTTTCGTATGCTTCTTCAATAAACTCAGTTACGTTTGGTTCAAAATTTGTGCTTCCTGATAATGCCATTATTTATTATCCTCTTGGTTATACAAATTATCAAATGTTATGTTTGGATCTATATAACTTTCATGTTGTTCTGCTGAATGCGTCCATTGTGAAGGCATAAAGTCGGGAGCTCCTTCACCCACACGCCATAAAGCAGGATTTGTAGCTCTTACTCTATTATTTGGTAAAGCTACAAAGTTGCCAGTATATTCACCAGCATCTGTTAAATATAACACATGAGACTGTTTATGTTGAGCGGGATCATCTGCTATAGAGTTTTCAGTGTAATCTACTGTAAACAAATACTTACCCATATGAAACTCACCACCTATTTTACAAAGCCAGGGTGATGAACTTACTCTATCTAAAACTACAACAGAGTGATCATGACTTAAACAATCCCAAGGTTGAGCTAAGTGATCCTCCATGGGAGTTGGCCATTCTTCTAATGGTATATCAGCTACTAAACCCTGGATTGGCATTCTTGCCCACATAGCACCACCATGAACATTTGGTGCATCTTCTTCGTTATCTATTTCACATCCAGTAAAAACTACTTGAAATGATAAAGATCTATCTGGAATGGTATTAACACCTATAACGAGAGCGTGTATATACTCTCCGTGATAATTACTGTGGTTGGCTGTAAATTCTTTTCTTACCCAACACTTAAACTGTGGTATGTTAGAAATTAAGTATGACATTTAAGGTGCAAATTAAACTTTGCCGCCTTTTGACATATATTTTGTTCCTTTCATGGCACCGCCTTTGGCCATGTACTTGGTGCCTTTCATAGCTCCGCCCTTAGCCATATACTTAGTGCCCTTCATAGCACCGCCTTTTGCCATATATTTGGTGCCTTTTGCTGCACCACCTTTAGCCATGTATTTAGTTCCTTTAACAGAACCGCCCATAGCGTATCCTTTAGTTCTTTTATACATTATTTTTTACCTTTTTTTGTACTGCTTTTTTTTACAGGTGTTTTTTTCTTGGCAGGAGCCTTTTTCTTAGGCATATTTATGTAAATACGTTCATCCTTTACTGGCTCATCTGGTCTTACTTTAGCATTAAGTCTAGCTTGTAACTTTGGATCCTCAGATTTTTTCTTTGGCATAATTTCTCCTAGCTTATAGTGGTTACTTTTCTGCGGTTATTCATAACTTTACCACAACCTTTAGCTATAAAACCACCATTTTTCTTTTTTACTCTGTTTTGAGCAGCCATAGATCTTTCAATAGCCATACCTC